GTTGCAAAGCAGTCTACAAGCAAGAAGCCACCGGCAATACTTGTCAAGGAACTCATTGAGAAGAGAATGCCAGACATCAAAAAGGCGCTTCCTTCTGTAATTACGGCAGAGCGGTTCACTCGCATTGCAACAACAGCCGTTTCTGCAAATCCTAAACTTGCAGAGGCATGCGTTAAGTCTCCTATGACATTCCTTGGTGCGCTTATGACAGCCGCACAGTTGGGTGTTGAGCCAAACACACCGCTTGGGCAGGCGTATTTGATTCCTTTCAACAATTCAAGGAACATCAACGGAACGTGGGTAAAGGTTCCAGAAGTCACATTCCAACTTGGGTATCAGGGCATAATTGACCTTGTGTATCGGTCTGGTATGGCAAAGACGATGTATGCAAAGGTTGTTTATGAGAAGGACGAGTTCGAATATGAATTCGGTCTCAATCCGAAACTAGTACACCGTCCTTTTGCCGGTGCGGATCATGGTAATCCAATTTACTATTATGGCGTATTCAAGTCGAAAGACGGTGCAGAAATCTTCGAAGTGATGTCTTATGCGGAAGTTCTTGAACACGCAAAGAGATTCTCAAAGTCGTACAATGCGAAAACAGGCAAGTTCTCAGGGCCGTGGGATTCGGACTTCAATGCTATGGCTCGTAAAACGCTTATGCTTGCCGTGTTGAAGTATGCTCCAAAGAAATCCGACTTCGTAAAGGCAATCGTGTCCGACAACTCAGTAAAGTCAGACATATCTTCAGATATGGCATCTGTAAACAACGATGACGTAATAGATGTTGAATCTGTCGATCTGAGCGGTTCTGGTCAGGAAGAAGCGGTCGCCGAGTAGTCCTGAAACGGAGAATGACTCGCCAACTGCAGAACAGATTTGTCTGTTGGCGAGTCTCTGTTTTAAAACGAAAAACAGTCAAAAATGGAAGAAGTTAAAAAAACAGTATGCCGCGAATGTGCATTTTCGATTAATTCACGAGAAGGAGTGTACGAGTGTCATCGTCTTCCTCCTTCTGCAGTAGACAGAATTCACACGCTATTCCCAGAGTGCAAGCCGGATTGGTGGTGCGCAGAGGGTGTTAGAAAAGAATCTGCAAACACCGGCAAGTAATCGTTGGCGTCTAATGGCACTCATACGGGCACACGAAAGTTTTGGTCTCGACCAACAGGGTGGCAATGGTATGGCCGGCTACTCAAAAGATGTTTGTCCAACAATATGTTCCGATTCGCATGGGACGCCACATGCGGTAATGTACGTCGTTGACCCATTGAAGTCAAACTCGATGAAATCAAGAAATCCGCATTCTGGATTTCACAGGGAGCACATTTCTCTGTGTCTCGACACGTCATCACAAAGCCCAATAAGAAATGGCTGAGGAATGATTGTCGTCCAGAAACTGCACGCCTAATTCACTATTTGGCATAAATTAGAGTTAGTAACAAGGGAGAATACAATATGGACATCACACTTGCATACAATGCCAATGGCGGAGACAGCACGCCCGCATCTGAAACGAAAACCGTTCCGGGAGGTGCAACTTCTGTTGACTTCACGCTCGCAGATGCAATTACGAAAAACGCACCAACAGGGAAGTACAGGTTCGTGAAGTGGATGGTTGGCGATGTCGCCAAAAATCCGGGAGAAACCATTACGCTCGACGCGGATGCAATTGCAACAGCGGTATTTGAAATCGTTCAGACGACCGTAAGCCCAAAGGCATATGGATGGTCTCCAAACGGAACAAAGAACGCATTGGGAACGACTAAATTCAGACACCAGCCCAATTATCCAAGGCCAATGGGCTCATAAGGAAAAGGGATGAAGAAAATACGGTCACATGCTATGATGTGGCCGTTTTATTTAACCCGGATGATGGGTATACACCAATTACATTTCACACATAGGCATTAAACAAGGAAGGTGTATCCTAAATGACTATATTCAATAAGATTTTCGGGGGAAAAAAGACCAATGAAGTCAATGTTGACAAGGAATCATTGGAAGATGCCGCCATTACAAAAATGAAGAAGCAAATCCGAGACAACTACGGATTGGACGGCATCATAGGAGGCCCATTCCCAGACGGACCAGATTCAATGACTCCTCAAGAGGTTGAAAGTGCAATGAAAGCACTATTCCCTCGCACTGTAAACTCTTGGAAGCGCGCAACAAGGGGTGCATCAGTATTCCCGGAGAATCCGAACAAGTCAACTCCTACGATGGATGCCGCACCAACACCGTCTCCATATCCTCCCGGAAACGGTAAGCATGCTGCAGTAGAGTCTGGCGGACTTTCTATGATTTCAGACCCAATGCTTCGCTTCCCAATAAACCCAAGGGTTCTGAAGCACTTCCAGTCCAGAATATGGATAACCTATAACGGGTGCGCAATAATAGCGACACACGAATTCGTAAACAGGGCATGCGACATACCCGCAAAGGATGCGATAGCACACGGATACAAATGCGTCTGCTCTTCGCACGACCACGAACACAATGACGATCACGATGCTAACGAGGCAAGGTTCCTGTATGACATCAAGATAGAAGCAGACAAGATGAGGATGAATGAAGTCTGCAGACAGCTTAACTACAAGAAAAAGGTATTCGGAGTCGCCGTTGCAATTCCACGGGTGAAATTCAAAAAGGATGCAAAGTCTCCAAGTGACAAGTCTGGCAACACTCCGTATACTTATGCTGACGAGTACAACCCAGACATGATAGAGCCCGGTTCCTACAAGGGATTCGCCGTCGTCGATCCAATTTGGCTAACGTACGAATTCGACAACGAGTCGTCTGACGACCCGCTGTCCCCTCACTTCTACGAGCCGACGTGGTATCACACAAGGTGCAACAAGATACACAGGAGCTGGTGCATAAGGGTCGTAAACTCCGAAGTGCCTGACATATTGAAGCCCGTATATTATTTCGGCGGCCTGTCCTTGACGCAAATGATATACGAGAGAGTGTGGGCGGCGGACAAGCTTGCCAACGAGGCACCGCTGCTTGCAATGACAAAGCGCCTCCTGATTGCGGACGGAAACCTAGACCAGCTCATTGGAGACCCAAGGCACACGAATCTTTTCTTCAAGGCCATCAACTACTTCCGAGACAACTTCTCCATATTCATCAAGAAGCCATCGTCAAACGTCACGCAGCTCGACACGTCGCTGGCAGACCTTACTCCGCTAACCATGTCGCAGTATCAGCTGGTGGCGGCAATAGCGCAGATTCCAGTAACCAAACTACTTAAGAACGTCCCATCAGGATTGCAGGCGACAGGAGAGTACGAATGGAACGACTATGCGCAAGCGCTTCTCGACATACAGAGAAACGACTACACGCCACTTTTGAGAAAGCACTACGAACTGTATCTTAAGTCGGAATACCCGGAAAGGTCTGATTTGCAGGTCGACATAGAGTGGAATCCTATTGACGTTCCTAAAGAGCAGGAGGTAACGCAGATGACATCGCAATCTGCGCAATACGTTTCCTCCCTGATGGGCAATAACGTTATAACCGTAGCAGAGGGAAGGTCGATGCTTCGAAGGACGAACCTCCCAGCATTCCAGGCCATAACACCAGAAGTCCCGGAACTCCTTGAAAAGATTGAAAAGGGCAAAGACCCAGCTCAACAGGCGGCGATGCAGGGAGGAATGATGGGCGGTGGAATGCAGGGCGCAGGAGGAATGGGCCAACAGGGTATGCCCGAACAGCAACAGCAACCAGACCCGACAACGGCACAAAACGACAGGATATTCAAGGATGCGCTCAATAAGGTTATGTCTGCGCAGGGAAACAACGAAGAACAAGACGGTGAAGCCAAAAACGGCGAGCAACAGGAAGAGCAATGACAACGGAACAAACTAGACTTGTAAGAAGCGGAAGAAGACTTGCGCAAAGCATGTATGCAAGGAATCTGAATTGCGTCTCAAACGACATCGAGCACAACAGGATGATTACTGAACTCGCAAACATAATCGACAAACTGTGCGATGACATAGAGGGATGCGATTCTGAAAAGTCATTCGTAGAACATTTTTCCGTTCTAGCAGGAAGAGAGTGCTGGTGGTCAAAAGGCGAAGACGATGCAGACAAATAATGCATCGGATGTAAAAGAAGACGACCTTGAATATCACCCAGATTCCGAGGATCTTGAAAAACTGTATCCGAAAACAGAAATTTCAGATATGCTTGTTCACGGTTTCGTAAAAGAGGACTCCATAAAGTTGCCAAGCATTCGACCTTACATATCATTCGTTAATAGGAACAGGGGAATAAAAGAAGACGAAGATTTGAGACCGGTTCCTGGAATTGAAATTGGAGTCAGGGGAATCTTTTAGGATAAGTCCACGGTGTGGAAATTTCACATTGTGGCATAAAGTAGAATGAACATGAATTTTGATAGCAGAAGTATATGCGACAGGAGTGGTTTGCACACCAGTCTGATTGATTGGATGTATTGCAAACCCACACTGGCTTCGGCATCAAAGTATGCGCAGAACCGCAATCTCGAGCCAGAATCAAAAGAGGGGTCGTAAGGTCAGAGCATAAAAGGCAAAACAAAAAAAAGGATGTAAAGACCGACCCCGACAAAAAGGAGTCGGTCGTTTGAGTTAATGAGGGATTGACGATACGATAAAACAAATGATATACTATCACACAACGAACGAAAAAAGGGAGATGAAACGGAATGAACTGAAACAGATTTAAGCATGGTATGTCGCTTGACGGAATGACCTGAAAAATGATATACTATGCACCGTTCTGTGAGGAAAGGCCCGATGCGGAAGACGATTTGAATCTGCAATGAAAAGGGATGAATCATGGACGAACTTGTTCTTTGACAATTGGCTGATGAAATAGATTTTGGGAATCGACATTTTCCCATTGGCTAGAATAGTGTTTAGCCAAAAATCCCACGACGCAAACGAATGGGAGTATGTCAAAATGCGGAGATTCTGGTTCATATCCAGATCGGTATTGCTCTTGAAGCAGTATGTCGGGTGGGCTAAGGCACTGTTGGTGCAGTCGCAAGTCGCCGCAAACGGTTTGTATGGTTTACAAAGTGTTGATATTCTGCTCGGATGTGCGCTTAATGGTATAGCAACCGGCTGTTAACCGGTCAGTCGCAAGACAGTACAGGTTCGAGTCCTGTCATCCGAGCAGAGTGCCAACACTCAACATCATGCTGGAGAGATTGGTGAAAACCCAATCACATGCGATGGATGTCACGACCATCACTTCGGTATGCGTATGCCGACATGAATTTGTTGTGTGCTTGCAAGAGTACGCGACCCCCGCTGTCAATTTGTGAACATCGTTGAGGAGGTCGTTGGTTCGAGTCCA